ACACTCAAGTTATCTACATAGCAGGTAATCATGATGAATTTTTAAGACCTATGCTACGATTAGGAATATCATTTGGAAAGATATCTATTGTTAATCAGTGTGATCATATTGGCGTAGATGGAAAGCGTTACTTAGTTACACACGGCGACTTGTTTGACGGTATAACTAGATTAGCACCATGGTTAGGATTTTTAGGTGATAAAGGATACGACTTTATTTTAGGACTTAATAATCATTTTAATTGGGTGCGTCACAAGTTAGGGTTTGGATACTGGAGTTTAAGTAAATACCTAAAACATAAAGTTAAGACGGCTGTAGATTTTATCTTTCAGTTTGAGATTAACTTAACTGACTACTGTAAAAAAAGAAACTATGACGGTGTAATATGTGGACATACACATACACCACTTATTAAAGAGATTAACAGCATTATACTAATGAATGATGGTGACTGGGTTGAATCTATGTCAGCATTAGTTGAACACCACACAGGTGAATGGGAAATTATATACTGGACGGAGGTGAAAAGTAATGTGGACATTGATAATGCTAGTAGTTAATATACACGATCCAACAGACGTGCCTGGAAGAATGAAATTGTTTTTTCCTACAGAACAAGAGTGTGTGCATGTAGCATCATCACTAACATATACAGTAAAATTTGATTGGTTTAAAGTTACTGCCGAGTGTACAAAATCATAATAACAATTTACTAAATAAAAAAAGCTAGTCGCGATGCACTATCATCCACTAGCACTAAACATTATATATGTTATCTAAGGAGACACTAATGCCCAGCACAATTATTTATATAGATATAAAACCAACTTATCTGTATATCAAACAACATTCAGTAACAGGTTTAAAATATTTCGGCAAAACTACTTCTCAAGATCCTAAAAGATATTTAGGATCAGGAAAACATTGGAAAAATCATATTACTGCACACGGAAAGGAATTTGTAGAAACTATTTGGGTTTCAGATCCATATACAAATAAAACTATGTTAACTGAATTTGCATTAACCTTTTCAAAAGAAAATAATATAGTAGAATCTAAAGAGTGGGCTAACTTAATACCTGAAAACGGTATTAGTGGAGCAGTTCAAGGAAAACCGTGTACAGAAGAAACTAAATCTAAAATACGTGATTCAAAGAAAGGTAAACCTGGTCCAAATAAAGGAATCAAAGCAACTAAGCCTGCTTGGAATAAAGGCATTAAAACAGGTAAACCTGCACATAATACAGGTAAACCGCACTCAATAGAAACTAGAGCTAAAATGTCTGCTTCTCAACAAAATAGACAACATATCTCTTGCCCGCATTGCAACACAACAGGAGTAAACAGTTCTATGAAACGTTGGCACTTTGAAAATTGTAAGGTAATCAAATGAAAAAAATTTTAATAGTTTCCGACAACTTGTTTGATCAAGTTAACGGCGTAGTGACTACGTTCACTAATATAAAAAAACAAGCAGAATTAAACGGATATGAAATAGAAATTATAAACCCTAGTCATTTCCGTTATATAGATGCTCCAAAATATCCAGAAGTAAAACTTAGCCGTACATCTGGTATTAGAAAAATGATTGACAGGATCAATCCAGATTATATTCATATTTGCACAGAAGGTCCAATCGGGCTGGCAGCTCGTGGATATTGTCGCAACCGTAAGTTTAACTATAATACATCCTATCATACAAAGTTTCCCGAGTTTATTAAAAAAATATACGGAATACCAAAATGGATTACATACGCATACGTGCGTTGGTTTCATAAAGATTCAACTGTAGTATTAACTACTACACAAACAATGGTTGAAGAACTTAAAGAACATAAGTTTAGACCAAATGTCATACCATGGACACGCGGTGTTGATAGAGAATTACTACAACCAACTGCACACAAAGCAGATTCAGACAAAACTGTTTTGCTATATGTAGGCAGAGTGTCTAAAGAAAAATCATTAGATGATCTATGTGTATTATCTAAAAACGAAAAGTATCATGTGCAAATTGTAGGAGATGGTCCTTATCGTAAACGATTAGAAAAGAAATATCCATTAGTAGAATTTGTAGGATACAAGTCAGGATCGGAGTTAGCTGATTATTATGTTAATGCTGATGTATTTGTTTTTCCAAGTGCAGCTGATACGTTTGGTATTGTAATAATTGAAGCAATGTCGTTAGGTTGTCCAGTTGCTGCATATCCAGTGCCAGGTCCTATTGATATTATAGAACAAGGTCGTAATGGTATTATGGATACTAACTTAGAAACAGCAATTGAAGAATGTTTAAAACTTGATAGACACCGTGTATATATAAGTTCATTTAGATGGACTTGGGAAAATTGTTGGGAAATATTTAAAGACAACTTGGTGCCAAAAATAAAATGATTAAAAAAATATTATTAAACCCCTGGACTGCGCTACTAACAGTTATGTTAGTAGCGGGTGTACGTATAGCAGATCCGTCATTTGTAGAAAGTATGCGACTAAGATACTTTGATACATTAATTACAAGTAAACCAATACAAGACTCATCTGTTACTACGGTAAACATAGATGATGCTGCATTAGAGAAGTATGGGCAATTTCCGTTCTCTCGCGACATATACGCACAGATAATTGAAGACTTATATGCTAGAGGTGCAGGATTAGTAGTGTTTAATATCTTTATGCCAGATGCAGATAGATTTAAAAGAGATGCAGACTTAGCTAACGTTATTTCAATTTCTCCTGTTGTACTACCGCAGACCGCAACTAACGAACCTGTAAAATTAGATACTATTGCATTTCGCCCAGGTGTTAGTGTAATAGGAAATGAAGATCAACCATTTACTGTAAATTATGAAAACATACAAGCAAATACTAAACAACTTAACGATGTTACTGCAGGTGCTGGTATTGTTAACACTTTCCCAGAACTCGATGGCGTTGTACGAAGAATGCCAATGGTTGTATCATCAAAAGGAAAGTTATACCCGTCACTTGGACTTGACACTTTACGAGTCGCAAGTGGAGACCCAAGTTTCCAAGTTAAAATCTCAGAGTTTGGAGTCGAAGCTGTCAGAATTCCTAAGTTTGGAAAAATTGCAACCGACCCGTTCAGTAGAATTTGGATTGACTGGTCACATAAGCCCGCAAGCTATTCAATCACTAGTCTTCCAGACTCCTTTGAGGGACGAATCATTATTGTTGGTCTTACCGCAAGAGGACTCAACAACCCAGTGGCAACAGCTACAGGGGAACGGTTTCCTCATGAACTTCAAAGTGCTGTATTAGATACACTAGTATCTGGTACTAACATTGTTAGACCGGACTACGCAGATGGGGCAGAACTATTAGCATTTATTGCACTAGCTATTGGTTCTATATTTTTAACGAGATGGCGTTATGGCTTTATTCCTATTATTATGTTTATCGGCGGCATTCCTTATGCTGCTAGCTATGTTTTCACCAATTATAGCATTTTACTGGATGCAACGTTTGTTGTGGCTGGATTTGGCTTTGTGTATGCTCATGCTTATACTGTTAAGTTTGTTTCTGAACTAACACAAAAACTAGCTATCAAAAAACAATTTGCAGGTTACTGCTCTAAAGAAGTAGTCGAAATGCTACAAAAAGATCCAGAACTAATTAAACGTGGTGTTAAAAAGGAAATAAGTATTTGCTTTTCGGATTTGCGTGGATTTACTCCATTAGGTGAGTCATTTGGAGACGATGTTGGCGGTTTAACTAAAGTAATGAACGGTTATATGGATTCTATTACGAAGCCAATTTTAGAAGCTAATGGTATGGTTATTAAATATATCGGAGATGCATCTATGCATATTCACAATGCTCCAATTGATGATCCTAGTCATCCATCAACTGCAGTAGCAACAGGACTCAAAATGGTTAAAGCTGTTAAAGAATATAGTAAACTCCTTGAAGCTGCAGGACGTCCAGGTGTAAAGATGGGAGCTGGTATTAATACCGGATTAGGATATATTGGAGAAATGGGGTCAACAGAACGACATAGTTACGATGTGTTAGGAGATGCTGTTTCAACAACTGCTCGTATAGAAAGTAAATGTAAAGAATACGGTTGTGTGCTGTTAGTTGGAGAAAATACTGTACGTTATTGTGATAACGAATTTTTCTTCCTAAAGATTGATGATTTAGCTGTTAAAGGTAAAAGTGTCGGAGTTGGAATTTATACTGTGTTAGATGACGTTGTACCTGAATATGTTACTGCTAAAGAATCTCACAATAAAATGCATGAGTTATATAGAGCACAACAATTTGATTCTGCCATTAAAATATGTAATCAGCTTAAAGATAAGTTTGATGGGAAAATGGCAAATTACTACGATATGTGGATTGAAAGGTGTGAATTCCAAAAAACTCAAGAGTTGCCTAAAGATTGGAATGGGGTCTTTATAGCAACCTCAAAATAAAGGTTTGATAAATAGATGTATGAGGATTTACATTATAACTAATTTAATTAACGAAAAAAGATATGTGGGTATGACTTCAAAAACATTAGAAGTTAGATTTTCAGGGCATAAAGCAGATGCCCGTAGGAATAAACCCTGGATACTGCATAAAGCTATACGTAAATACGGAGAAGAAAACTTCAAAATAGAATTGTTAGAAGAAACAAATGCTAACGATTTAAATGAATTAGGACTTGTTGAAACGTTTTGGATCGAAAAGCTTAAACCAGAATATAATATGTCACTAGGTGGCGAAGGAAATTGCGGTTGTGACACATCAGGAGAAAAGAACGGCATGTTTAATAAAACCCATACTGAAGAAGCAAGAGCATTAATGAGTGCTAATAGAAAAGGAAAAGGATCACAACCTGGTAAATTAAATCCTAGATTTGGGAAACCTGGTACTTTTGCAGGATGTCATCATAGTGATGAGACTAAACAAAAAATGCGTAAGCCTAAGAGCGTACCGAGACAGCGTGTAACATGTGAAATCTGCAGTAAAGAAGTTACTATAAACACTATTGGGCAACACAAGCGCAGATTTCACAATAACGAGTTTATCGCCACAGAGAAATAATTAAAAATCAGCGTCAGTAAGTCCAGCTTTTTTCATAACAGACCTTGCAAGGCCAATACTTAATGGTTTTGACCCACGAGGTATTGCAATATGATGCGAATTATCAGGTGCATAAAACTTCTCATGTTCTCCGCCTTCATGTGAAGTATAACCTTTTTTTAGTAACGCTTTTCTTAATTCTTTACTAGTTGGTATTTTAGTTTCATCTAATTCAATACTTTCTAATAGCTCTCTTATTCTCATTCTTAACTTTCTCCAGCTGCTGCAGTATTATCGTCTTCAGATTTTGCTTTCTTCTTTGGCGGTTTAGGATCGTCCATACGAACAGCTTTGTCAAATTGTTTAGATGCTTCACGCTCTACTTTAACTTGTTCAAGTACACGATCACTTTCAATAATTTTACCACGTAAATGTAATACGGTATTTACCTTTTGAGTTAATCTGATTAAATCATTATCTAACATACGAATACGATCAATGAGTGCAATTAGTACAGTGTTAGCGTCACTAATAACCGGCTTAACTTCTTTAGTTGCCCATTCCCACACGTATTTTATAATTAGTCCCATTCCGACTGCCATAACAATAGGAAAACCGTACTTATTTACAACTCCAGCTAATTCACTCGGATCCATTCTCTTCCCCCGGGGTATATTTTTTAATTACTTTAACTTTTCTTAAAACTGGACGACTACCATCAGTTGTACGGTCTAATCTAAAATAAGAACCATCTTCCCATCCTAAACTATCAAGATCAATCTCTTCATCTAAGATCATTCCAAACTCAAACAGTTGCCACACATAATCTAAATAATGCATACTAATTCCTTTTAGTCCCTGCGAGCATCATTTTTCCCATCAGCACGCGATATACGTTCTACATCTGGTTTTAACCCTAATGCATTTGATACAATCGTGTCGATGCGGATGACGTCATGATTCATTGTCTTAACGCGGTTATCTAATGCTACAATGATTCCAGCCATTCCTTTGATACTTCCTAACACTCCACCTAACAATAGCTTAATGGTTAGGTATACGAAATAC